GCAGGCGGCGGAGGTGCTGCGGAAGTACCGGCTGGGAAAGCAGAACCTGGACAGGCGCATCATCGACAACGAGCAGTTTTGGAAGCTGCGGCACTGGGAGCAGATGGAGAAGGGCGGCGAGGGCGGCAATCCCCAGGATGTGCGGCCCGCCAGCGGGTGGCTGGTGAACTGCATTCTGGCCAAGCACGCCGACGCTATGGACAGCTATCCCGAGCCCACGGTGCTGCCGAGAGAGCCGGGGGATCGGAAGGAGGCGGAGGTGCTGACCCGCATCCTGCCGGTGATCCTGAAGAACAACAAGTTCAAGAAGGCGTATTCCCAGGCGTGGTGGAACAAGCTGAAATCCGGGTGCGCCGTGTACGGCGTGTTTTGGGACGGCGGAAAGCTGCACGGGCTGGGGGACATCGACATCCGCAGCATGGACGTGCTGAACCTGTTTTGGGAGCCGGGTGTGCAGAGCATACAGGAGTCAGAGCACTTTTTCTCCACGGAACTGACACCCAACAGGCGGCTGGAGGAGCAGTATCCGCAGCTGGCGGGCAAGCTGGGACGCAGCGGCGGGCAGGTGAGCCGGTATCTGTACGACGACAAGGTGGACACATCGGAGCAGTCGCTGGTGGTGGACTGGTACTATCACACGGTGGAGCAGGGGCGCAGAGTGCTGCAATACTGCAAGTTCGTGGGGGAGAACGTGCTGTATGCCACGGAGAACGACCCGGAGATGGCGGGGAAGGGCTGGTACGACCACGGGCAGTATCCGTTCGTGTTCGATGTGCTGTTCCCGGAGGAGGGAACGCCCTGCGGGTACGGGTATGTGGATCTGTGCAAGTCGGCGCAGAAGCAGATCGATCTGATGAACCAGGCCATTCTGAAGAACACGTTGGCATCGGCCACGCCCAGATTTTTCATCCGCTCCGACGGGGCGGTGAACGAGAACGAGTACGCCGACTGGACGCGGCCCTTTGTCCACACCAACGGCAATTTGGGAGCGGATTCCATCGCGCCTATCCGCGTGCCTGCGCTGGACAGCGTGTATGTGGCGGTGTTGCAGAACAAGATCGCGGAGATGAAGGAGACGGCGGGCAACCGGGACGTGATG